GTTGCGCATGGTACAGATCGAGAACCGCCCGGCGGTGGAAGTGATTGAGAGATTTAATTACAGCAATGTTT